TTATTTTCTGCGATGTGCTTCCCTACCGCTCTTGCGTGCGTGGCATTGTTTGCATAAACTCTGTAAGTTCTTAATATCTACCCGCTGGCCGCCTAAACGAATGGGCGTCAGGTGATCTATCTCCGCAGCTGGTATCGTGTAGCCCGCCTTATTACATAGTTCGCAAAGCGGATTCATTTGTAAGTAATACTGGCGCAAGCTTCTCCATTGCTTACTATTGTAAAACTTTATCAATTCTGCTGGTGTATTGCTTCTACTCGTGTTCCCTATTGGCGCGGGTGTTCTTGTGGGAATCCACGGCCGTTTCTTTTTCTTTGGGAATGTAGGCATTCTTAATTCTTTTCGGTTGTAGGCATTCTTAATTCTTTTCGGTGATTAGGAAATAGTATTCCGTATCTACTTCCAATATGTATTCTAGATTGCTGTGGTAATCTAAAAGCTTTTGCTTATCTTTAATCCCTCCTTCCCATAACTGATGGCATCCTTTCCTTGCATTATCCCCCCCACCTAAGCAGTGGTATTTTATATTTCTTTTCTCAGTTATTAAATCGCTGCGCCTTGATCTTGGGATAAGGTGGCTAAAACTTAACACAACATCACTACGGCCGCACCCACTACAATAAGGCGGCAAAGTATCGCGCAGCTCTTTATATACCTTATTCAGTGCGGTATTAAGTTGCGCTTGCTTTCTGCTTACTTTACGCATCTGCTTCTATTATAGACGGCATTCCTATTGTCGGCGGTGCTTTTAAATAAGCATCGATCGCGTGTTTTATATTGTCAAATCCTTTTAAGCATTCGGCATAATAGCCGCGATCAGTTAGTTCTTTAAGCCATTGCTTTTGTTCTTTGGTTGGATAACCCTTTTCTTTTATTTCAATGAACATCCCAAAGAATCCACCGCGTGCTTCTGTGATTTGTAAGTCGGGGAATCCTTTTACATATCCATTGGCCTTAGCTTTATTGCGCTGGGAATTATATCGCTGATATTGGCCGCCTAAACTGGCGCAGTATTTTATATACGGATATTGCCACTGCAAATAATTTATGATCGCTGTCTGCAAATTACTTTCTGACATATTGCAAACTTAATAAAAAAATTTTATAGTTCTTTGCGTTGGATATAAAACTTGTTAAGCATTACTTTAAGCGTGCTGATTGCAAAAGTAATAGCGAAACTTATGGTGCTAACTAAAAGCACAAAAGTAAGCGTAACGGATAACTCAATTAGTATTACGATTATCAATCCTATTATGTTTATTGTTTTCATTTAAGTTTGTTTTAATAAAATCAATGTAAAGAACAGCGTCCCCCTTTACCCACTCGGCACAAAGTTCTACCATCGTTTCCACCAGCTTATCTTTTAGCTGTTCGTCATTAAGTAATTTGCTATCTAATTCAAACTGGATTAGAGCTTTCATTTAGTTTGTTCAATAATTGTTTAGCTGTATATATTCTGTCGGTTTGTTGGTAATTATTGTAGATGCAAGTAAAATTATTATTTTCCCAAGTCCATAGCGCTGGCACTTTGTTTTTTATATGGTTGCGCAGCACCCACTTAATTGTCTTATAATCTGGTTCTTTCATAGTGGCTTTTCAAATAATAATCTTTTTTCTTTACTTCTTTTTTGCAGTGCCAGCATTTTAATTTGCTGAACGCAAAGTTATAAACTTTCACGGGATAATCGCAAAGCGGGCAATGTATAAGCTTTCCTTTATTGCTGGCGCGTGTTCTATTGCTAACTTTCACCATCGTTCGTTATCTGGATCTAGTGCGTATTCCCTAAACAGATGGCATCCTTTGGGGTTACCATTCCACCAGCATTCTTGGAATTTCTCTTTTATAGTTATTTCTAAATTATATTCGTGCATCTTTTCATAGTAGCTTTCTATCATATCTTCCCCGCTTATATGGTAGCGATCAAGTATATATAATTCATCTATCTTGTCATATTGGCCTACTTCTTTAAGCCATTCCAAGCAAGCATCTAGTTTATCCTTATTCCCTATAAATACGAGCTTTCCCGTTGCGGTTTCGTAATCGCTATATTTTTCACCCGTTGCCGAATCTAATTTTATTGCATTCCTTTCAAAAGGTTTGGAAGTCATAACAATAATTTTTTCCAGTGGTTCGCCTTTGTATTGTTTTACTTCTTGGCTTGTGTTGTCGTAATAGCTGCAAGGTTTTCCGTTGATTAAGTGCTTTGTCATTTTATTCTATTGTTATGGTGCAAAAGTAAGCTTCCAATATACAAAGAAAGAGCACGATTAAATAAATCAGTAAAATTGTTTTCATTTCAATAAGTTTTTAGGATAGTATTCTATTTCTTTTGGGTTTCTGTTTAAATATTCTACCTGATGGATTGCTTCGTTTATTCTTTTTTTCATTGCAAAGCACCAGCGATAGAATGTTGTAATATTAAGATATTGCTGTTCCCCTTTATTATTGCGCACGCCTAAGCGGAAAGCCATTTCAACATCAGCAAAGCTTAATCTTTTAAGGCGCTTATCTGTTTGCAAATCATTAGCAAATATTTTTGCCAGCGCAGCCATTGTTTTTCCATCTGTATTATATCCCAGCTCTATGCTGGTTTTCGCAATAAGATCATAAACTTTTTCTACTTTCATTTTAATAGTTTTTTCCCTTTATTGTATTCGCATAACTGCGATTCTAATTTAGATCGGCCTTTATTATTCCAATTTTGATTGTTGGCCGCCCATCGTTTTAAGCGTAGCTTAATATCAAAAGTTCGTTGCATTTCATACAGCATTTTTTTCCCGCTCTTATTGGTTTCCGTCCAGTAATCAATAAACTTTTCCTTTTCTTGCTGGTTTAATATATTAAGTGTTTCAACATTATTTACAAAAATTTGCTTTCTTATATTTATATTATCTTTATTAGATAAGGTATTTATTTCTTTATTACTTAATTGATTGCTCTTTTGCGTTGGCGCGTCTTGCGGTGCTGCGTTTAAGCGTTGCGGGTGTTCATAGACGCAGTAATCATAACCAGCAAAGCTTCCGTTTTTCCGCACTTGTTGGCGTGTTATATAACCCGCTGCAATCAGTTCGCTTATTATTGAAGTCATTGCGCGTTTGCCCTCTTTGCATATTTTTACGAGCCCGTTAATAGTTAGATCCCAATCTGCGGGCAAACTTAAAATCATACTTAGTAATCCTTTTGCTTTTAAGCTTAGGGCTTTGTCTTTGTAAATTCCATTACAAATAGTGGTGTAATTCTTATTTTTTATTACGCGGAAAACTTGCATTAGAATAATGTTTTTTGAATTTCTAATTCTTTTGTGGCGTCCTTATAATAACAATTTTCTTGATGGAATTTTTGGAATTCTAAAATCAGTTCATCTAAAAAATCAAAGCTATTAAAATAATCAATTTGCTGCGTCAAAAGCTTTTTATTATTCATTTTGTTTTTTAAATCAGCTGCGCTTTCTACTATATAATCATCCAAGTTGTTTCCAAATCTTTCAAAACTTTGTAAGGTATTTTTATCAAATAATTGCAAAACCTTAGCCGAAACGCATTCATAAAATCTATTTGCTGGCGTTAAATCAATTCCAGCTGCGCGCTTTTCATCTTCAATATAAATTGTGTTAGCAAAATATTGAACGCCCTTTATAAGTGATGGAAAAGGCCTTACAGTTTTGATCTTGTTATTAAGCGATAAGAATTTGCTTTTATTTTTTGGGGTGGTGCTTACTATTATTTTATAAATATCCGTCTTAAAATAGCGCTTAAAAGCTTCTTGTCGGTTTTCCCTATACGCCCCGTAATAAAGTATTCCCGTTTCTATTTTATTCTGTATCGGTAGTCCTTTTAAATATGTAAGCTTATTCCAATCTAATAAGTATTCCTTTGCACTGGTTGTATATTGGCACGCTTTTATAAATTCAAAGCGTTTTAATTGGCTTGGAACTTTTATGTTATAATCATTTCCTATCCAAAATAACTGGCGCGCTTCATAACAAAGCCGAACGCATTCATCACGGAAATTGCAAAAGCCGAACATCCCATTCACTACATAGATTGCTCCAATCATTTCTTGTTTTATTTGTTGGGCTGTTTGCAAATCATCTACTAATAAAAAGCCAGTTTGTTTAGAAATAAAAGTGGCTATTCTATTGCTGGCGATTGTGCTGTTGGGGCTGCATTTTGTAAAGTTGATTACTAGGTTTTTCATATCAAAATAATTTAGATTGCAATTCTATTGCTGGTTTCTTTTTTTTTGTTTTGCAAAGTTTTTCGTGCTCCGCTGTTATTGCACCATATTTCGGCAATAAGCCAGCACGGCTTCCGCTATCAATATCGCAAATCTTGCAAGGCGTCAAGCTGCGATCTTTGTTTTGTAAAAAGGTGCGCGCTGCTTCCCACTTTGGATGCTTCCAAATATCTTGTATATTTTGGTCGTGGATATTTGCAATTGGAAATTCTCCTTTCCAATCGTGGCAACAAAGCCGAACTTCCCCGTTCCAAATTACGCCTATTTCACGGAACGGCAAAGTGCAAGTTTTATTCTTTGGTTGTTTTACTTTGGGTGCTAAGGGATTGTTTCCCGCGTGGTTGTAAATAGTTCGCGATTTCGATTCTTTATTTCTGGCCAATAAATCATCCATTAGAATTATAGTGTTATTAAATTTTCTATGATAATTAGTCCACGGACTTTTCTTTATTGGGAGCATATCATCATAAAAATCTAAAACATCTATTCCATTTAACTTAAAAGCTTTCTCCCTTAAAATATCCCGTTCTGGATAATAGGTGTCAAGGATTATAAAATCAATTCCAGCTGCAAAAGCTTTTTTTACTTCCTTTTGCATATCTTTTTTAATATATTTCACTCCGTTTGTTGTCAATTGCATTTGTGCTTTTGGTAGCTTATATCTAAATAAAGAAATAATTTCTAAATATTTAGGATTCATAACTGGTTCCCCGTGCATCGCAAATTCATAGCGCGCAGTGGGGCAAAAGGCCGCCAGTTGAGTCGCTAAAATATTGGCCGTCGCCAGTGTCATAAATTTATAATTTCCAGCTTTTGTTCTTATGCCGTTTAAGCCGCAAAATGAACAAAGCCGCGAGCACCCCTCAGCTAATTCAATTTGAACGCTCCACGGCCTAGTTAAATCATTCATAATTTTAGATATCCAGTTTTGTTAATTTTTGCATCTTGTAATTCTTCACGCGGTTGCTTGCATTTATACATATATTCCCGATAATATAAAACAAAAGAAAGCCGGAAGCTATTTGGCGCAGTGATAATTTCAGTATTTCCGTGCCACCTATGCACATCAGCAAAAAACATATCGCAGTTCTGCATATCTACGGCCGCCCTAAATTCTGGCAAAACAAAAAGGCCGCCTTTTACATCACCCTCACGATAGACACAAAGGTTTCCAAAACCTTCCCGATAATCACCGCTATCTTGATGCACCGCAGTTCTAAAATTTTTATTTAGTGTGATTGTTGTATAACTGGTATCTCCAATTACATAGTTTCTATTGGTTCCAGCGGCGATGGCCTTTTGTTTTTTATAATAAGCGGGGCAAAGTTCTTCATATTTTTTATCTATAAATTCTACAAAAGGAATTCCAGCTTTAAATTTTTCAAAGTATTTGCGGCCGAACGCAGTTTTACGGCAATATTGCACCATCGCATTTCTATCCATATAACCTACATTCCCGCTTAATACTTTATTTCCTACTGTTATTTTGCTCACTGTTCCGTCTTTTAAGATCCTTTTATGGCTGCTTCCGCTAACTATACCACGCCCATCAGTTAGCTGTATGCTGTCCTTAAAACTGTCGTATCCGTTCTTTAAAACTTTGTAAGGCAAAACCCCTTTCCGAAATCTAAATAATAAATTCCCGTATAAATCAAAACCATCAGCATCGTGGTCTATTATAATATCATAGCTTTTATCATCTAAAAAAGTTCCTTTAAGTTTTGCAGCTTCTTTTTGTGTTAGGTGCTTTTTTAATTTATAGGTTTTCATATCTTTGTTTTAAAATTAGTAGTAAAAAATCAGATATATTGGCTGTGCTTAAATTAAGCGTTTCCTTTTGCATTCCTTTTTTGCAAAGCTGTTTAAATAGTTTCAGTTCTTCTTTGCTAAAATAAAGAATCGTCGTAGTTATTTCAGTGCTGTCGGGTGCGCTGTTATCAATTCCATAATCAGCTTCAAATAGTTCTTTCATATCAAAATAGTTTTGGGTGTTGTGGTTTGGGCTTGCTTTGCTTAATACCTAAAAAATTAAAATTGCTATCAGCATCAACTAAGCCCGCGCTTTTTAGTATTAAATTATCCAAGACAGCCCCGCGTTTTAAAACGCTGCGCCACTTATTAAAATTGCGGCAATTTGGATAGATGCAACTTTTGTAATTTTTGCCAGCATCGTCTTTAAAAAATACATAGTAAAAAAAACCCCCGTATTTGCTTGGAGTATTCTTGAAACTTGTGATTTGTAATTTCATAAAAGTTTTTTTAATTTAGTGATCTGCGCTGTTAAATTAGTGCGCGTATTTCTCAAGCCAATTATTTCACGCTGGATCGATAGCGTTTCATCGCTTAAAAGGGTTTCTTTAAATTCCTCATACTTGCGCAATATTGGCGCTTCAACTTCCAGTAGTTCTTTCATCCTTTTGTGATGGTGCATAGCGGTGGCGTGGTTTGTTAGTGCTGGCACATATTTACAAATCTCAGTAAAAGTAACATTTAATTCTTTGCGCAAAAAATAAATCAAAAATCTGCGGGCTTCATTAATATTTGTTTTACGGCTTTTGTGCTTTTCAAAATGAATCTTTCCTATTCCAAACATTTGCGCAAGAATAAGCTTTGCTTTTAGTATAGTGTTTTCCATTTAAAAAGGATCTTTTTCTTCTGCTTTTATCTTGGAAATAGTTTCAGCTGGCGATTCAGTTTCAGCTGGCGATTCGTTAATAAAAGCCGCAAAAACTTTGGCGTCTTTTACAACTTGCTGCGCGCTAACATTTCGCCCCGCATTAAATACTGCGCTTGCTTTTATTGCTACGCTTGGAACCATTGTATTGTCGTTCTGCATAGCAGTAAATTGCGGCCGTGAATAGTGCGGTTTGATTTTAGGGAAACTTTCGTGTGGGTGGTATTCGTATTGCACTTCTTCACCCTCATTAAATTTATTTTGCTCTTGCGTTTTACTGGAATATTCCCCGCAATCCCCGTTTTCCATTTGGATTTGATGTGCGTAAAATGTATCTCCTTTACGGCTTTCCCAAGTTTTAAGGAATTGCGCGCTTTCTACTTTGCTGGTTTTAATTATCATCTTTTTTTGGTTTTTTAAAGTTAATAGGATTTGCTTGGTTCAACATAGTTTCAAGCAGTTTGTTTGTCATTGTTTTTTCGTGGTTTTCTAAGCGCTGTAAATCTGTAATCGCTTTACGCAGTGCTATAATATGTTCCAAAGTATTATCGGCCACCATTGAAACGGCCAAGCAAGTAAGCTGATCATCCTTTGCTTTAAGTTCTTTTTCGCGTGCTTCTAGCTGCTCTAAATTTCGTTCCCATTTAGTTGCTAAGTCATTAAGCGTAGTAAATACGCGGCCAGTTTGTATGTTCTTTTCCATTTTATCTGTATTTTATTTGGTTAATTTTAGAGGTTCCAGCGTTAATCATATTGAAAACTTGTTTCCAATTTCCAGCATCCGCTTCCCATTCAATATCGTCTTTGCCAAAAGGGATAAGCCAGTTAGAATAAGAAAAGCCGTGCGTGCAAATCTTGTAATCGCCAGCACCATCTTTTTTCATTGTCCACCGGTGCTTATTATCGCACATCACAGAAATCAAATCTATTTTAATTTCCCGAGGTTTTCCGTTGATAGCTAATTTAGGCGGGTTGCTTCTTAGTTCCGAATAAGTTGTTTTCATAATTCTATTTTTTAGTAAGTTATCAAATAAGTGTTATTTCCATTCGCCAGTTTGGTTGCAATATAGATCATCCTGCTTTGCTTGTATTGCGTCCATTAAGGAATAAACGCTTTTGTCATAGGGGTTACCATTGCCAAGCAGCTGATCTATCCCATATCGGCCATAAGCTTCAAAGCCGCATACTAAGTCAGTTCCGCGTAAAGCACAATCAATTTCCTCTTGCGCTTGCGCCACTAATTGCGCGGCTTTGTGCAACTTATCTAAACGGCATTCGTTTTCTTCAAATAGCTCGGCCTTTTTTTCTTTGGCGGTTTCTTCTGCATCAATTTTTGAAGCTAATTTTAAATCTTTAATTCTTAGTTCTGTTCTGGAAGTTAGAAGTTTAGTTAATTTGCATATCTTTTTTTGTTCTTGTAAAGTTGTCATAATTATTTTGCCCTTATTAATTGGCTGGGGCTTTTGCCGTTATTGTTTTTAGTTTATTCCGCGCATATCAAAACCCGCTCTTTCTCCGTGTTGTTTGAATTTTGATTTTTTTTCGGTTTCTATTATAGTTAATTTTAATTCCTGCGCAGCGTAGTTAATGTGCCTAGTAGTTGTCGGGCTGCTTGTTTTGCCATCTACATTCCAATCCAATTTGTGTAATTCGCTGCCAATTATTTCAGCTACTTTTGTTTCATAGGAAATAATAAAGTTTCCTTCTCGTTTTAAATTTTGTTTGTGCTTTGCAAATCTTGTCATTGTTTTTGTGTGCCTATATTAGTTGGCTAGGGCTTTTGCCGTTATTGTTTTTAGTGGGGGGCTTTTACACCCCCCCCCTATTACTTATATTGTTGTTATGTCGTAAACTATTTCTTCTAAAGTTTCATCTACATCTCTTGTATGATATTCAGGGTAGTTTTCAAGTCCTCCATTATCTTGTAAGTCATACCAAGTTTGTTCGGTTGGGGTTATTTCTACTACCTTTTTATTTTCCCAAGTTGTTCCGTTGTAGTGTTGTGTTTGTTGAACTACCGTGAAATTGAAGCCGTTTTTAGTAATTGTCATTTTCTTTGTTATAATTGATTAATAATCCTGCAATAATACGCAAATTTTTTTTATTAGCTTCATTTTATTAACTTTTTTTACTAGGTTAGAAGCGTTTTTTTTTACAATTAGCATAAAAATAAGGCCAAAATTTAGGCGATTTTTAGCGTGGGGGCTGTGCCAACTGAAAAAAGCCCCAGCTATTAACTAGGGCTTCTATCAACTAAAACAAGTAACAAGTTTTGCATTATGAAAACAAAACAAATTTTCAAGAACTGCAAAAATAATAAAATAAGCTTTACTATTTTAAAACTCCATCAATGTTTTTAACATTTATTTTCTATATATTTTGCTTCCCAAATCCATAGGAATAAAGAAGCCCACTTTGCCGCCCGATAAAACTACACCCGCGCCGATTGTTGGCTTGCGTGGAAAGTGCTTTCCATAGCTTGCCGCGTAACTACTAACATCAAAGCCGCATCCTACATTTAGTCCAAAGATAATATCATTGCGGCTGGCCATATAACTCACCCCGCCAGCAGAATGCAAGTGTCCAATCGTGGTGCTTTGTCTATTAGCGATGGCTCTATTCCTAGCGCCATTTATACCACTGCTTCCCGTTCCGTGTTCGTAAAGCACGCCATCTATTTCGTATTGCATATCCCACGTCCAGCCCTTTGGTGCTTTCCAAATCTGTTCGTAGCTTTTCAAAAAACGCTTTGGAATTCCGTGCGTTGTCGCCTTACGGAACGGCAAAGCCGAATGATTGCCGACGCATACTTTCACGCGGTCAAATGTTGCATACCATTTGTCCATCGCCGCTTGTGCTAGTTCTGCTTCACGCAAAGCATCTAAACTTCCCTCAGCGTTTTCGTGATAGCTTAGTGCGTGGTTATCCACCTCATCTCCGATGTGAATTATGGTGCTGCACCCGTAATGATCAAATAAATCATAACAGAAATTTCGGTAACCAGCTACGCAAAAAGGTTCGTGAGTATCTCCAATAATTCCCACATTCCCAGCGCTGCGGTGTTGCTTTATTAAATCGTATTCGCGCCTTGATAATCGTGGGCGAAATTCCAATTTATTTTTTCTTTGCTTCTTTACCGAAATCCGCTAAGGATTGGCCGCCAAGCATCGCAATTAAGCTCCACCAGATTTGACTCACGCTTGCTTCATCTACATTTAGTGCGCTTGCTATTATTGGAATGATGATAGAAGCTATTCCGAGCCATACTTTTTTGGAAGTTAGAAGTTTAGTTAAAATGTAATTTTTCATTTCTATTGGTTTTTGATTATTAAATTTATTTGATTGTAACCTTGTAATTCTTGCATAAGTTTTGTAAAGCCCGCAGTGCTATTTCCAATGAAGTCCCTAGCAAAAGTTTCGCCAACTAAAATACAGCCGCTTGTATCGTGCGGATAATTCCCGATATGGAATAAGATATATTTTCTATTTGGAACATCTTCTACAATTAAGTGTTCATATTTATATTTCGTGCTTTCTTCCGCACTGCGTTTCTTTACTTTATATCGGCCAGCTGGGATGCAACTCACGCGCCTTTCGTTATCTTTATAAGGCAGTTCCAGCGTCTGCCAGTATAAGCCGCCATTTAAATAAAGCGTTCCTAAGGTTGATTTTTTACTAAAAGTATTTCTAATGATAAGTAAATTTGCTTCTAAAATTTGGTTTTTTTTAATAACCTTTTTTATAAAATTTAAGGCGCATTTCATATTTTAACTTTTGCCGTCCTTAATAAAGTGGCGCACTTTTATTATTGTATAAACCAGCGTCGCCAATAATATCAAAGTTCTTAAAATAGAATCTATATCCGTTAAGCTTATTCCTATTCCCGTTCCATTTATAGCGATCATTTCTAAGGTGTCTTTTATATCTGTTTTCATTTTAGAGCCATTTATTTTGTAAATAATTAAGTATTTTTGCTGCGTTGTTTGGTGTAAGCGTTTCATCATACATTAAAATTTCGCCGATATTTCCATCCAAAAAAGATGCTTCGGCCAAAGTATTCCGTGCGCCTATTCTACTAAAAGTGCCGTCGGCGGCAAATTCTTCCACTGTATAAGCGTCGCCGCTTCCTATCCCGTTTATTTCTACTGAATCAATAATATCATACCCTTCTGCCCCTTCCGCAACTGAACGGAAAAATCTTATAATTTGAGTTTTCCCAGCTACGATTGAAGCGCGCAGCGTGCCAGTGTTGTTAGATACATTCCCAACTTTAAATTGATAATTTGAAATCGCATTCTGGGTTCGGATATAATTCTGGCCGTTGCTATGCCCGAAGAAAGACATATAATTGTTATTCGTTAGCCAGTCGGTGTCTGGGTGAATAACCATCCAAAACTCAAAATTTTGCAATGAAGATAGCCCCGTAAGCGTATAATAATTGTCCGTTCCATTGAAATTAATACTGGGTTTTTTAAGTGTTGCAACATCGTAAAGCGCAGCCGCTCCGCCATAAGTTAGATCGTTAGTTCCATCTACGGCCTTGTTAGTTATTGCAGAAACTAAGTTTTGTGCTGTAATTGTTAGCGTAGAATCATCGCTTATATCATACCAGCATTGCGGTGTCTGGCTTAGTTCTAAAACATTAATAGCCCTTGCACCTAGCGCTTTTTGAGCGATCTCGCTTTGTTGCAAATATAAGGCGCTTCCCGCCACGACATCCAAATCAAAAGTCACGCTTTCTACGGACAGCGTTGTGTCATCATATTTTTGATCGGCTGTTAGAATAAGTATATATATTTTAAAATTTCTATTTGTTCCTTCAAATTCTGCTGGTGTTCCCGTTAGCGTGGCAAATAATAAAACCCTATCCCCCGCCTTTAATAAAGCGATTCCGCTTAATCCTTGATCTGTGTCTGATTCTAGCTGGCCTATTGTGATAGGGTTAATTGGAATTGAAATTATTGCGCCCGCAGTTATATTGGAAGCGGTTCGCGTAAGTAATAAACCGCCGCCCGAATTACTTGGGGCGCGCCTTTGTAAAGATCCGCCCGCTGGAACGCCAGCAATATCGGCACTTCCCGCGCCAATCATATCAGCAGCTGGCGCGATATTATCGACAGACGCTTCACTTACTTCGAACCATTTTCCCTTCCATTCGTCGGTTATTAAATTCCACGCGCAGCGCAATGGAAGTAAATTATAGCCCCTATATTGAACGCGCGTCAGCGGTGTAATTCGTGGGATATGGCCAGCGTTTACCACTTTTCCAGATCGTGTAATGGTAAATTCGAATTTCGAAGTGAGATTCATTTGGCCAAGTAGAATTTCTTTTCCGAGTAATTCTGTAATAAAATCTCCGCCAGAAGGAAGATCCCTAGCCCATCCTTCATAAGCGGGATCAGCCCAGCCCCCCGATCCATCATCATATTTAATAGCGCCAAAACTATTTGTATGTCGGCCGTCGCCAAACAGCAAAGCGCCAGTTTTATATTCCAAAGTGGAAGCGACAACACTAGCCCCCGTTCCATTATTATCTATGATCCAAGTAAAAGGCGCGCCAGTATATTGCCCGTTCGCATCGATATGAAATATCCCAGCTTCTAATCCGCTTGGGTATAACGCAGAACCTTGCAGCGCGGGATCATAAGTTATATCTGCGCCAAGCGTGCCAGTGTTTAATCCTTTGACATCAATATACGCCCCGCGCGCGCTGTTCCAAAGATCTTTTTTTTCGTTCATTCTGCCTAGCCAACCAGCGCCAACATTTGCAACACCCCATCCCCCAAAGGTGCTTCCACAAAACCACGGAGGAGATCCCCAGCTATTTCCATAAGTAGAGGAGCCAGAAGTAAAAGATGCACCGCCAGTAACATCAAAAAAATGTATTGACAAAGAATAGCCCCCCGCAGACGCATCAAGCCCAGCAATTCCCGTCGGGCTAAGTTCCAGCTGTAACCCTACGTCGCTAAGGGTGTTCGGCTGTATAGTAGTTGGCCAAGAACCAGTCATCCAACCACAAGAAGCGGGATCTGTGCCATCCACTTTGCAAGTGGGATAAGGATCTAATAAGTAATTTGTCCAATTGACAAGTCCTGGAGCTTGATAATACCCCCCCCCCGCAGTCGTCCAAAAGCCGATCGCATTAACATCGCCCGTCGCAATATTTGTGATTTGTAAAGTGAATCTTATTTCGGGCATACATTGCATCTCTGGGGCTGGGGTTTGCGGGTTATAGGGCGCGCCAGCATAGCCGAACATATATCCGACTGGGAAATTACTTCCTTGCATATTATCGTTGGAATTATATCCTACACCCTGATTCGTTACTATTGTAAGCCATTTAAGGCGAAAAACCATAGTGCTATCTTCTTCAAAAGTTCCTAAGTCGTAGCTTTCCCCCATATCTAAATTCCCGCGCCAGCCATCGACATTACTGGTGGAAGCAGTAGCGGGGCAAGTTGTTAAAAGGTTTATCCCCATCCATCGCCCGTAAGTTGAAAAAACTCGTTTCAGTGGCGGATAAAAAGTTTGCTTTCCTCCCATCAATGTGTTCATAGTTTTAAAATAACTGGGGCGAATCTTTGCTTCATATTCTAAATTCGTTTCGCTTTCGAATTTTTCTAATGAACTATCCACCGCCCAATCGTATAGGTATCCATCTCTAATTGCGGGCGTGCTTTGCACATCATAATTAGAATGGAAATAAAAGTTGATTTGAATAAAGTGATATTTATTATTGAAAAACACAAAACGCGCGCCCCAAACTTTGCAAAACATTTCGATCGCATCATAACAACTTTTCGGCTTTATTTGGCCAGCATCATTAACATCCCAAAAGGGGCGCGGGCGGCATCCAAATTTTTCTATTGGATCATAAGACATTGAAGTTGGCGAAACTTCGCTGTTATACCAATGGACAAAAGTTTTCAGCGGGGAGCCGTTTCCAATAGGTGTTAAATCCAAAAAACTAGCGCCATCCCCCCCTACATTTATTTTTTTCAAACTATCCACGATCCAATAAGCGAACGAATTATATTCATCTTCATAGTTGGTTATCGGCTCAGTGGTGTCATCAGCGCAAAAAAAATGATCTTTTAGTAAAGCTATGCTGTCGGTGAATTTTAATTTCAGTAACCACGGATATTCGTCTTGTTCTTCCGTGCATAAATCTCCTAAAAGCCAGCCGCTCCAAACGATCACGCCTTGCATATCTGGATCCACTGGAATAGTTAATACCCTAAGAAAAACTTCTTGTTCTTGGTAACTTGCAAACACATCACGCCAATAAACGCGCTCGGTGTCATTTTGAATAACGAATTCCACCACTGCACTAGATCCAATAATGGGGGAAAACCGATCTTCGCCTTTGCCGTCCCATTTTATTTCTACTGGCTTGGATCCCAAAGTATATTGACGCGGGTTTCCGTTATGGTTTACATCAAAAATCTGCACTATGAACGCATCTCCCGTGTCGCCCCTGAATATGCTTGTCCATTTTATTGTAGTAGCCATCTATCTTTGTATTTTATGCAAATCTACTTCTATTTATTGCGCTTTGCTGTTCTGTTAATATTAAGTCATTCCCGCTTAATTCGCCCGTGATATTTATATCCATTCGGCCGCCACTTCCCCCACCTATTAAGCTCGTGAGTTTATTAAGCGGCGCTATTACTTCGGGATTGCTTTGCGCACCAGCGTAATCACCTACGCGCGCAAGCGTGTCGCCCATTGCTAATCCCCCCTCGGCCATTGAAGGGATTGGCGTGCTTGCAATCATTGATATTTGTGCTGCTCCCATTGCGCCAACTAAGCCCGCAAGAAAGAAATTCAAAGGCGGTGGCGCTGATCCTAGCGCATTAACTACGGCTTGCGCTGTTCCCATTATTGCACTCGCAATTTTCATATTCTTTTCACTTCTAGCAGCTTTTATTCTTAGTGCTTTTGCTTCCCGTTCTTGCTTTGCTTCTAGTTTGGCTTTTTTTTCTGCGGCCTTTTTTTCTAGTTCTACCATCGCGGCTTCTTCTACGGCTTTGTTCCCTACTTTATTTTCTAGTTTGGCGGTTTCCCGTTCCATCCAAATATCATAATCCTCTAATTCTTTTGCGTGCTTTTCTTCTAGAATAGCGTTTTCCATATCGGCTTCCGCACTTAACATCCCACCAATAGCGCCAAGCACTTGATTCACTACATCAGCAATCTGGTTATAGCCTTTGCTGATTTTTGAAAACATTTTTTCCCATTCGGTTTCTTGCTCGGCTAAGTTCTTTTTAGTGTCGGCTGCTTGATCGGCTAAAAGCTTTTTTCTTTTTTCTGTAAAGTTTTCTTCTATTGCTAGTTTTTCAGCGGCTGCATTTTCGGTATCTTCTATGGCAAGCAAAGCGTTTGTTTCTTGATTATTTAAAGAAACTAGCGCAGCGGCTTGTTCATCTTTTGCCGTTAATACATTAAATTCTTGCTTCAATTTTCGCACATTTTCTAGCGATGCTGCAAGCGCTTCTTTTTTTCTTTTTGCTTCTGCTTCTGCTTCGCCAGTATCACCAGCACCAGCACCAGCACCAGCAACATCATCACCGCCTAAGTCCTCAGTCGATGTGCTTATTGATCCAGCAACTTTTTTAATATCTCTTGCTAATTGATTGGCGCGTTTTGCTACATTCTGGAAAGTTTCCCCAAAATTTTCCTTTACTAATTCGTTGGATTCTTCTGTTAAAAGTTTAATCTGCGCCCAGATACCTCCTTGTTCTGCTTTTCCTTTTCCTTTTAATGATTTGTGAAGTTTTAATATTGTTTGATCTAACGCCTGAAAGCCAGCATTTTCTCTGGCAAATATTTTCATATTTTTCAGTGTATTTGCTGCGTCTGCTTTTTGTAATTTTAATTTTCCTAAAAGCTGCTCCCGTTGTTCTTTTGAAAGTAAGTCGATATTTTTAACTTCTTTTTGTAATCCCGCAACTTGCGTCATAATTGCTTTGGTTTCTCTTAGCTTTTTATTAAAAGCTTTCTGATCCTTTGTTAGTTCGCGGGTTTTTCTGCCTAGCGTGGACATATAAATAATAAATCCCGACACCAGCGCACCGACTGCTAAATAGGGATTGGATAACATTGCTGCGGTAACCATTCGAAATCCTTTGGCTACATTTAGTAAAATAGGAATCAGTGCTCCTATATTTATAATCATTCCGCCCACTATAGAAAGAAGCGGTCCAGCTAACATAATCCATTTGCCCCAAGTCAAAACATTTTGCTTCCCCGCTTCATCTAACCCCTTCCACCAATCTGTTAGCGATTTTATCTTTGCTGCTATCTTTTCAACTACGGGGAAAAGCATAGTTCCCAAATCGGTGGCCGCAACTTTTAAGCTGTTTAGGGCTTGCTCCATTTTGAAGGCGCTCGTTTTGGCGGTTTCCTCAAAAGCTGAATTGACAAAGCCCTGACTTGTCTGCATTTGGTTTAAAATACTTATATAACTTTCAGTAGATTCGCCAAGAACCCCCATCACGCCTTTTAGTGCGCCACTTTTTGTAAAGAATTCGGACATTTGCATTCCGTTCTTTTTGAATTCTGTTTGCAAATGAAGTAAAGTTTTTTGCAGTCCTTTTTTACTTAACATCTCCCGCAAGCTTCCCGCACTCATATTGATTTTAGCAAGTGCCTTTTCTTGGATTGGTGCAATTTTAGCAAAAGACATCATAACAGCCCCAAAGCCAACAGACGCGCCAGTGGCGTCTCCCGTTGTTCTTGTATAGGTAGAAATAAAAGCGCCAACATCATCAAATTTTACGCCTAAATTAGAAGCTAATCCTAATTGAACGCCCAGCACTTTGGATAATTCTGCGGCATCAAACATCCCCGTCTTAACCATTTGGCCAAAGCCATCAAGTGCGGCCGTTGCATCAAGCGTCCCTTCCCCGTAAGCGTTTTGCGCTGCGGCTGCAACTAAGGCTAAATCGGCTTGTTCGCCTAAGCCCGCAGCTGCGCCTTTACTAACTTGCTCCAAAGCTTTCATCGCGCCCTCTGTTGATAAGCCCGCACTGGTTAAAAAGTAAAGCCCCTCAGCTAATTCGACGGGGGCTTGCGCTGTTTTCCCCCCTAATTCTAGAACTTCTTTTTTTAGTTGGCCGACATCCTTAGCCGAAACGCCTACCAGCGTTTGAATTTTAGTCATTGACTTTTCAAAACTAAGCGCCAGTTTTACACTAGCTGCGGCCGCCAAAGCCAGCGGCATCGTAAAGTTCCGCGTCATATTTGCGCCCATCCTTTTAACTTGGCCGCCAAATCTTTTAATCCGCATAGACATTCGCTTCATCGCCTTTTCGAATTGCTGCGTTTTAGCTCCTACCCTTACATTCATTGCCGCGTCCATTATCTATTTTTATTTTTTAAAGTTTGTATTTTTTTAAGTTCTTGCTCATAGCTTGTCATCTCGCTTATTTGTTTTTCCCATTCGAATTTGATTAAGCGCTGCGGGCTATGTATTTGGTTGCGTTTTGGTAAGTGGATATTTAATAGTAAGCAAGTTTGCCATCTACATCGCTCCCAGTCCGCTCGATCTTGCTGTTCCCTTTTAGCCATAAAACCATCTAAGGCATTATAGAAAGTGCGCGGTGTCATATCGTAGAATTGCTCATAGCTCATATTTAATTGTCCTAGCGCAATTTCCTCCAAGTAATCAAAAGTAGTTTCCCTTACTTTTTGGCCTTTGCTTTTTTTTTGTTGCTTGCAACTTTGTCACCGCCAGCCATTCTATCTTTTCCCATTTGGTTTCCAAAAATATCCATCGCGCGCCCGATTGCTTCCATATCGGTATCTAAGTCATCTGCTAGATCATCTATTGAATAATCTAGGTCTTTTTTTGCTGCGCGGTGTCCATCGGCAATTCCGCAGTGAATTAAAATAACAGCTTCATCAAGTGTCATTTTATCCCCTAAAATTTCCAGCTGGGAAATTGGCATTTTTGTAAGTCGGCTGAAACGCCTAAGCGCATTAAAGCCAAACTTGCAAGCGAACTCTTTGTCGTTAATTTCTAAAATCTCATACATAGTTAAAGTATTTTGTTTATTTAGGTAGAAATAATAAAGCTCCCGCTAAATTATTCCCGCCCAAATATACAATTATTTTTTAACTATTATACAACTGCTTGCGTAAGTGCTCCCGTTCCTTCAAATGTAGCGCTCCAAGTCGCTGAATCTTCTAGCGGTGCGCTTTGTTCTACGCTTGTGATAAAGCATTCCCCCGTCCAAGTGTAATCTAGTGTCGTGGTTGTGCTTGGCGTAATTAAGATTTGAAAAGCTGTTCTTGCAACTAAGTCGGTAACAAGATCATCATAGTTTTTCACTGCTGATCCACTGCTATCTTTAAAAGCTAAAAGCCCCTCAGTTGAAACGCTCCAACTCATTTGCGCTTCTAGTAATTCGCGCCATCCAGAACTACCCTTATTTGAAATATCTCTTGTGTCCATACTCAGCGTCAAGCTGGCATTTGTGGAAAACAAAATTTCTGTTTCAGAACCTGACGCACCCGTTTTCACGATGATGCTAGTTCCATTTAATACATTGCTCGGCATAATTTTTTATTTTATTGGTTAATTTTTTAGATTTGTGTTTTGTTTATTAGTGCTGCTATTGTTACTGATTCTACTTGGCTATAAGTTATTTGAGCGTATCCGCTGGCGTCGTTAAAAATTGGCGTGTAAAGCCCACCAATAAAGCCAGTGGATCCCGCTGCTACGGATAAGGTTGTGCTCGCTTTTGTAACTTCCCCGTAAAGTGTTAAGTCCAAGCTTGTGACTTGTGCTGTTATTGTAACTACGCACGCCGATTCTGTTCCCGCGTTCTTTATTGCTAGAAACTGGTTTCCAGTGTTTAAATACTGATCGCCACTTTCAGTCGCCGCTGAAAAAGTGGGAACGCTTCCCGCATCGTTAATCGTTTGAATTGTCAGTGTCGCCATTTTCTTTTCTAGTTTTTAGTTTTTTCTTTTTTGGTTTTTCGCTCGGCTCAATTTCTATATATCCGTTAGCTGCAAAAGCTTCGGCTTGTGTTGTGCTTAGGCCGATCGCGCATCCTTTTGCATATTCTTTCCCGTTGTGTTCTGTCCATTTTTTTATCAGTGTGTAATAAGGCATTTTTTCTAATTTATTGGTTCATATCTAATTTTATAGTTCTGGCTTATAACAAAGACGCCATCATCATCTTCCATTCCTTCAAATTCGAATTGATTGGATTGGTTTGTGTATTGAACGCTTTGCACTTCTATTGTGTTATAAGTGCCGCTTTTCCTATCTATTGCTTGTCTAACATCTTCTGCTAGTGTTTCATTGCTTAGCATATCATTGTCATAAATAGTAATATTTAGCAGCGCTGTATTTAAAGTAGAAACGGAATGCTTTGTATCGTGCGGCTCATCCGCTGCGTGGGAATACACAATATACGGAAAATTATTTGCGCGTTCTGTATTTATATTGGGATAGCAGCGCGTTCCTATCGCTGCGGCCACTGCTACGTCATTCGTTAAAATATTATATACTGCTTTTCCTATCATACTAATTTAATTCCTTTTCTTCCTTTTTTACTTACTACTTCAACAACTCTTTTTTTCGCTAGGGTTTTCGCTATTCCTAAAACATTGCTGCGCGTAGCCATTGCGGCTTTCAGAACAAAAGTATTGGCTTTCACAAAGTCCGTTCCAAACTGAACAAAAGGCCAGAACCAGCCGCCCGTTTCTGCGTCTTTCCATTTACCAAATTTATAGCGCGGTCCTACATAAAGCGCGGGCATATTCCTACTGCTTTTCGTAGTAAATATTCCGATAGATTCTTTTAGGGTTCCGCTTTTAATATTATAAACTATTTTTCCCATTCCTTTGGGTGCTTTCTGTTTTTTATTTTTTTTCGGTGTTCTATAAACTTTAAAATCTTTGCCCCCTTTTAAAGCTGGCGTAAGTTCTCGCATCGCTTTTACAAGTGGGCGCGCAGCTGGGCGAATTACTTTTGACAGCATAGCTTTATCATTGCCTAATTCTTTGGCTATTCTTAAAAAAGCTGCACGGGTTTCTCTATCTCCTAACATATCTACTCTGATCATAATCTTGTTAGTTCGCTAGTTCGTTTTTCTGTTAGTATTTTTAAAAATCTATTTCTTCCTTCATATTCTTGCACCGCTGTAACATAATAGAATTCCGTTGTGTTTGTTATTACTGCGCCAGCCGTGACGGGATATGCTAATCGATAATCATAAGCGTTGATCTTTTTTATAACACTACCGATATTTCTAACATAAAATATCACTACTTCTTTTTCATTTAGGCGCTCATTATCATCAGTTTCTTTTCCGCTTTTAAATTCAATAAAACAAGAAAGCAGCGTAGACGCTGGGGTATCGAAAGCATCAACCCACGTTACACTATTTCCGCCAATAGCATCACGGCTTATATTTTTTAATTGAAGCTGAAATTTTCTATCTAATTGCCCTATTGTGATCATAATACCTTAGTTGGAAGTCCAAAAGTTTGTATTCTATACGGATCCATCAAATAGCGCGCAGTTAAGGGTATCACCCCTACCGAACGCCCTACGACTGCTTCTTGTCGGTTTTCATACCATTGCCCGACTAAAATTAACCCCGCTTGTTTTAAAGCGTCTGGAATTTTTGCAATGTCGGCAAATTCTATTCCAACATTGTAAGTCACTACAATAGCGTTCATTCTACATTCTAAATTTGGATATCCATCTCCATCGGGATCAAGCCCTATTCTTGCGGGCATAGAAGTGTCATCTACAATGTATTCCGTAGAAGCCCAAGTTTGTAAAGATCCCGCAGTGTCATAGTATTTTATATGATCCACTTCAATCCACGGCTTTGGCGCAGATTGGTTTTTTAAAAGGTTTTTTACAGAACTAAAATACAGCTGATAAATATCTTCCCAAGTGTCGCCATATTGTTTCACTTCCGAATCCAAGATTATAATATTACAATAACTTTCGATCGCTTGCTTGGCGGCCATTGACAAAGAAGTGATGTAAGTATCATCGTCATCCACTTCAATTCTTAGGTGCGCTTTGCATTCCGCCAGCGTGTTCAAGGCGTTGTTATTCGGTGTTGTTATTACTGCACTTCTGGCCATTTTTTAGGGTTTTTCTATTTAACATAATATTTTATTATGTTAAGTAGATCTATTTAACATAATATTTTTTTTACTTTTTGCTTTTAACCTAGTAAAACGCACATCTTTTGTTTTACATATACTAGCAGCAGCCGAAGCTCTAAGTGGCTTAAATCGCTTTAAAATAGCGCTCAGCGCCATATAAGCTTTCTGCTTGTTTCGGGTGTTTAAGGCGTAAAATTACGCCAAAAACGCCCAAAAACAAAGCAAAAATTTACAACTATTATGCTTCCACTAAGCTTGAAAAGGCAGTTGCATTTTGCACTGCATCCCCATCAACTAGCGAAGTCACTATCATTCTTGGCTCTCCAGTTGCTCCGTTCGTGTAAGGATCGTATAAGAGATCGATCCCGCCAAACTGCGCTATGTGACATTTCGAGAAATCTCCAAATAAGACGTGATCTTTATCAGCCGTGCCACTGCTCGCAACATTACTAGAAACAAATCCGTAAAACCCGTTCACCGTTTTATCTCTATTATCCCAAGCAGCAGAAACATTACTCACCATTTGAGCTACTTTAATAGCTGCATAAGCATCAGCATCCATTAAGTAAGCCATCCTTGCACCCTCATAAGTTCCGTCATTACCTAAGTAGTCCTCTTCCAAAGTTAAGGCGGTCGCCCCGCTAAACACCGCGCCCGTAGAACCCGCACTAGCATCAGCAAAAATTGAAGCTGGCGCGTTACTTACATCAGACGTATCAAGTAACGCAATTTCTAAAGTTGCTGCAAGATTTGCCGCCATATTTCTTTGAAGAGCTGCTTCTAGCCCAGCGTTTTGCGTTAGAGCTTCATTTGAAACATTTACTACGGAAATCACTTTCTTTGGTGAAAGCGTTACCGAGCTTGCTGTTCCCGTTGGTGTTCCCGCCGTTCCGCCACTTTCTGGCATCCAAGTTGAATTCACGCCGCTAATAACTGGGAATTTCATATTTTCTACACCCCCGTAGAAATTAGCTCCCGCACTTACTAAAACTAGATTGCTCTGTAATTGGTCAGTGAAAGACATTGTTTGCGTTGAATTGACAGCTGCGGTTTCTGCGGCTGTTCTTTTCTCAGTTAAGATTGACGCTGGAACCCCTATCCCTCTAAAAGTTTGTCCCGTGTAATGAGCGTTTCTTCTTGCTTCTTGATCCATTTCTTTAATAATCCCTTCAACTTTACCCGTATAAGCCGCACGCATTGCAGCTTGAAAAGTGAATTTTTCTAAATCTTTATCCGCTTTTGGCTCAACAGCCACGCCAGAGATCAAAGCCGACTCCCTTAGTGTTTTTTCCAGCTTTTCAGCTTTTGTAATTTGTGTTTCTAGCGAATCGGCTCTTTCTAAAAGCGTTTCCACCTCAGCACTTTGCTCATTTGTTAGTTCTTCCTTTGCAGCATCAGCGGTATTGCTAATAGCTTCAAGCTTAGAAATAACCTCAGAGCGCTGCTCTTTAAGTTCTATACTTTTTTTCATTTTCTTTTTCTTTTTAATATGTTAATTTTCAATTTTAATTTATCTAAACTTGTTTTCATTTCATAATTACTTTCTGCTTGCATTTTTTGCTTGTCGTTGTAAATCATTTTACTACGCTGCGCCAGTGCCAAATCATTTGCATTGGGATAAGCGGGGATGGAAACTGGACTCACATCGTATAATCTTTTTACCTTATTTATTGTTCGTATATCTTTTCCCTCAACTTGTTCCCAAGAATCTTCTTCCACGGTGAAAGCGAACGAGCTTTGCGTTATATCCCCGCGCTGCATACTAACTACCAAATCACGCCCCGCAGTTGTATCAGGCACATCAAACTCGTATTTTAATCCCGTGTCATCAGTGCTTATGCGTAGCGTGCCGCTGGTTGTGCGGCCAAGAATAAAATTTGGATCGTGATTAAAATAAGCCCGCACATCATTTTCCAAAACATTATCAAAAGCTCCTTGTTGAATTCGTTCTGTGAATCCACCAAGATCTTCGCTAGGGCTGTCGTAAATAGCCGCGTGTCCTTCTATTACTTGTTTTCCATTGCGTTTGCTGATGCGTGTATCTACATTATAAAAGCGCTTTTCAGTTGTAATATTCTTATCCCAAACTGATTTGATTTCGGTAGTGTTTAAGCTGTTATATTCTTCTTCTTCGGTTTCATCTTCCGCACCCACTACTTCCTCGTCGCCTTCGTTTGGTGTATCATCTTCCTTTATTTTTATCCCCTCGAATTTTTCGTCTTTTTCATACACTATTGTTATAGTTTCAGAATCTTCTATTATTTCCTTGACGTGTCTTTTTTCGTTATCCATATTTTCTAAATTTTTATTTTCAATTTGTGTTTTACATATTGCCAGCCGTTCGTCGTTTTCGTATTCTTGCATTGTATCATCGGACATACACCTATCCATAAATTCTTGTTCGTTTTCGTTTTCGTTTGGCGTAGGTATTGGCATTTTTAATTTGTTCCGTTTGTTATTTCTTCCTCTTCTAAAAGTTCAGCGTCTATTTCTGGCGGTGCTGGTGCTTCTTCAACTGGTTGTCCTTCTACTATATTTGTAAGCGTAGTCATATTCATTTGCATAAACAGATTATCTCCTTCTTCTATTGCGTTAAGGTTTTCTTTTTGGCGAATTTCATTTATTGACATTGCGCCGATATTAAGCATCGTTCTATAATATTCGCTCCTATCTTTTGGGTTGCCGCGTAAAAGCGCATTGACATTGAATTCCACGAAAATTTTTCCAATTTCGGTTTGCTTAAAAAGCTTTCCGTTTATTTCGCTTTCTATCATTTTTAAGTAAGGCATCAAGCTATATTGCACAAACTCGCGGCTTTGTTCTTGGATATTGGAAAAACTTGATTTGCTTAAATCGCGCAGCAAGTGGGGCGGCAAATTAAAGATCCGCGCGATTTCTTCAATACTAAATTGGCGGCTAACAAGAAACTGGCTAGCTTCATTTGATAAGCTAATCCCCGAAAATTTTAATCCCTCTTCTAGTATTAGTGTTTTATTGCTGTCCCCGATGTTGCTATAATTTGCGTTGAAGGAATTGCGTAATCTATCTACTGCTTCTGTGGATAAGCTGCGGTCGGTTTGCAGCACCCCGCTCACCTTTGCGCCATTCTGGAAATAAGTGTTCCCATATTTTTCCAAGCTTAATCCCCAGCCGATGCTATTGGCGCAAGTGTCAATCGGGCTTAACCCTATCAAGCCATCAGTTGTAAGCCCTTTAAAATGCAGCAAGTCATCAGCTTCAAAAATTGTTTGCCCACTATTGCCGCCACTATACTGATAAAAATATTTTCCATCTATTTGTTTCACGCTCATTTGATCTGCTTGCAAGGGTAATAATTCAAGCGGCTGCGCGGTGTTATTTCTTACTATTTGAACATAACTATTTCCATTCGTGCAAAGATCTGTGATTATTTTTTGCATAAAAATATAAGTCGTCATATAGCCGTTCGGCTTGCGGTGGATTAAATTGTAAAGCGGGTGATCGTTGCGGATAGTTTTATCCCCGTTCGCATCGCGTTCGCAAAGCTGGATAGGAAGCTGCGCTACGCTTTCAGATAGAATTCTTATGGCTGCAAAAACAGCCGCAAAAGACATAGCCGAATCGGTGCTTACTGAAATAGCGCTTCCGCTTGCATAGCGGCTCATCTGGTCTAGGAAGCCGCGTTTTTCTGTGGTTTTATTTGGTGTGAAAAAGGTGCGGAAATAATCTAAGATGGCCATAAAAAATAAGGATTTTTGCAATTTTACGCATTTCCTTAATTCCTAAGCGGTAACATTGTTACATTTTTAAGCGCCTATTCATACAAACTCGGAAACTATTATACGAACTATATTTTCGCTTCCCGAAAATTTGTTCATATTCCGTATCTGTTTTTTCATAAGCTTCTACATAAGTTTTACTTGTTTTGCAATGTTTGTGGAATCTATCATTAAATCCACTAGGCGACAGCAAAGCTAGTATTTCAAAAGGCAGTTGTTTCATAAAGTTAAAATTCCGCGATCGTCATAGACGCTATCGCCTTCGGTTTCGTCTGTTAAATATTCCCCCAGCGCCATTACTAAGGCCACCATCCCATCCACTTTTTCGCTGGACTTTGCTTTGTCAATTTTTATATTTAAAGCGGGATCCGTGCGTAAGCTTACATTGGAACACTGCCAGCGCAGAACGGGGTTTTCTAAGTGGTTTAAATTTCTTTTTAAAATAATCTTTTCAAGTTCTTTTGTCGGTGCGCTCATACTTGCAAAACCTTGTCCGAATGGGCTAAGCGTGCATCCATCATTTGCTAAATTTACAACTAACTGCGAACTATTCCAGCGGTCAAAAGCGATGCTTTTTATGTTGTATTTTGCGCCTAGATCATTTATTTGCTTACGGATAAATTCATAATCTTGCACATCGCCCTCGCTTGCAAAAATGAATCCCTGATCTACCCACTTATTGTAAAGAACTTTATCCTTCATAACGCGGTTGTAAATAGTTTCACGCGGTAACCAAAAAAAAGGCAAAGCAATATATTTCTCATTATCCATTGGGAATAGTAAAACCAAACTACTGAGATCGCGGGTGCTAGCCAAATCTAACCCGCCCCAGCACTCGCGCCCCTCCAAATCTTTTAGGTTTATTTTACTGGCGTTTTCGCACCAGATACTATCCGCTATCCATTTGGTGATATTGGTAGTCCAGATATTCAGATGCAGACGCTTAAAAGTATTTTCATAGCTAACCAGTTCAGCGGCCTTTGCGCTTTCCCTTTTAAAATACTCTTTTTTTATACTTATATTGTAGTTTGGATTTGCTTTTTTCCAAGTGCTAAGTAATTGAATATCATCTTCTTCATCAGCTGCATAAATAACGGGCAAAAATGAGTCGTCTTTTATTATCCCTTCTTTTACTTTGGTAGCGTAATCGTGTGTCTCCCAGCAAATATTTCCATCGGTTTTACTTGCGCCAGCCGTAGTAATACAAAACATCAAGCTTTGACTTCGCGCTCCCGTGCTGGTTTGCATTGCATCAAATAGTTCGCGGGTGCTTTGCGTGTGTAATTCATCAAAGAAAATTCCGTGACTGTTATGTCCGTGCTGTAATTTTGCATCCGCGCTTAAAACTTTATAAGTGTTTCCTTTGGCTGGATTCACTATGCTGTTTCTATAAACTTTGGCGCGTGCCGATAATTCGGGCGAAAGTTCTACCATTGTTTTGGCAATATTAAAAATGATGCTGGCCTGATTTCTGTCGGCTGCGCAACTAAATATTTCCGCACCGCGTTCGCTATCGGCAAATAACATAAACAAAGCAAGCGCTGCGCCTAAGCTGCTTTTCCCGTTCTTGCGTGGAATTTCTACATAGCAAGTTCGGTATTTACGCAAGCCAGTTTTTTTATATTTCCATCCAAATATTGGCTTTATTATTTCATCTTTTTGCCACTTTTCAAGTATAAATTTTTCCCCCGTCAAATCGCCTTTGCAGTGGCGGATATGGGTTTCTATAAAAGCCACCGCCCGATCCGCTGCTTTATTATCATAAAAAAATTTTTTATTCAAAGAAGTTGAATTCATTATTATTTTGTATCATCGTGGGCTGGCTTATATTTGTGCGCGCGCTAGGCGTAAGTCCAAACTGAGTGGCTATCTTTAAAGCTTTGTCCAGTGCATCGTTTGCAATTTTTTGAAAAGGGTTGCTTTGCGTGTGCTTAATAGTTCCATCTACATTTTTAAAAATTTGTATTCGTCCCTCTTTGCGCAGCATTTGTTCCGTTTCAATATGTAAGGCCATCGCATTGCAATAAGCTTCTATGAAACGTAAATCAATTTTATGCAGCATTTGCTTATTATATAATTCAAAGCAAACATTTTTCCACTCTTGCGCCGCGATTTTAGTTAGCCACTTAGGCGGGGGCGGAACTTTTTCTACGAGCGCAACTTGCATTTCGTTTTTTAAAACGCGTTCAGTTTTAAGCGTGCCTTGCAGTTCTTTAATTTTTGTCGGTAGTTTTTTTCTTCCTCGTGCCATTGTTTTTCAATTCGAATTTATAGTGTTCCTTGACAAAATCGGGATAAGTGTAGTTCTTTTTTTTTCCTTGATCTTTGCCTTTTGTTGTGTAAGTATAGTCGATATCATCCTTTAAAAAATAAGGATGCCTTTTGGGTTCTGCGTTTTTTTTAATTATTTGTAAAAGTTTTTTTCCTAAAAAGTTTAAGGTAAAAAAAACTAAAAGCGATGCTATAAATATTTCCATATTATTTGGTTTAAGTTTGCTGAACTAAAACTGGATATCCCCCCAATAGCTAATTTCGGGTATGGATACATATCTA